ACCTTGAGGGTATGGGATTTACCGTAGTTCCGTTTGGACAGGGATTTAAGGATATGTCTCCGCCTACCAAGGAATTGATGAAACTGGTGCTTGAAGAACGAATCGCACACAGCGGTCATCCGGTTCTTAGATGGAACATGGATAACATTTTTATACGAACAGACCCTGCCGGAAACATTAAGGCAGATAAGGAAAAATCAACAGAAAAGATTGATGGTGCCATTGCAGCAATCATGGCACTGGATCGAGCAATCAGAAATGGGAATGCCAATACGGAATCTGTATACGATAACCGAGGCATTCTTTTTATTTAGGAAGGAGCGTGAGCAGATATGGGTATTTTAAGCGGATTATTTCATTCAAGAGATAAGCCTTCGAATAGTACCAACGGTAGCAGTTATCGTTTTCTCTTTGGAGGAAGCACCTCCGGCAACAGGGTAACGGAACATTCGGCCATGCAGATGACTGCAGTGTATGCCTGTGTGAGAATTCTTTCAGAGGCTATAGCAGGACTTCCGGTGCATCTGTATCAGTATACGGATAAAGGAAGTAAGGAAAAGGCAGTGAAGCATCCATTATATTTTCTGCTTCATGATGAGCCGAACCCGGAAATGACATCCTTTGTCTTCCGAGAAACACTGATGACGCATTTGCTTTTGTGGGGCAATGCCTATGCACAGATTATCCGTAACGGAAAAGGTGAGGTTCTTGGATTATATCCACTCATGCCAAATCGTATGACAGTGGATCGTGATGACCGTGGGCAGATTTACTATCAGTACCAGGTATCTGATTCCGATGCTCCGACCATGAAAGAAGGAACGGTCAATCTGAAGAAGGAAGATGTCCTGCATATTCCTGGTCTTGGTTTTGACGGACTGGTTGGATATTCTCCGATAGCGATGGCCAAGAATGCAATTGGGCTTTCCATTGCGACAGAAGAATATGGAGCCAAGTTTTTTGCAAACGGAGCCACTCCCGGAGGAATCCTTGAGTATCCGGGAACGGTCAAAGATCCTGACCGAGTGAGAGACAGCTGGAACAAAGGATTTAGCGGAAGAAATTCTCACAAGGTTGCTATTCTGGAAGAAGGAATGAAGTATACACCGATTTCCATTTCTCCAAATGAAGCACAGTTCCTCGAAACAAGAAAATTTCAGATTGATGAGATTGCTCGAATTTTCAGAGTCCCACCACATATGGTTGGTGACCTTGAGAAGTCGAGCTTTTCTAATATTGAGCAGCAGTCACTGGAGTTTGTGAAATACACACTGGAACCGTGGCTGATGAGATGGGAGCAGAGCATTAACCGTGCATTGCTTTCTGCAAATGAAAAATCCACATACTTCGTCAAGTTCAATGTGGACGGTCTGCTTCGTGGGGATTATCAGAGCCGCATGAATGGTTATGCCACGGCAAGGCAGAATGGTTGGATGTCAGCCAATGATATCCGTGAACTTGAGAACCTCGACCTTATACCGGAAGAGGATGGTGGGGACTTATACCTCATCAACGGAAATATGACAAAACTTGCCGATGCAGGAATCTTTGCAAACGGCGGAAAGGAGAATGCAGATGAAGAAGTTCTGGAAGTGGAAGAACAAGATGGTGACGAACCAGGAGACGATGGAACAGACACCGGAGAGGACACTGTTTCTAAACGGAACCATCGCAGAAGAAAGCTGGTTTGATGACGAAGTGACTCCACAGCTTTTCAGAGATGAATTAAATGCCGGAAACGGTGACATCACGGTATGGATCAATTCTCCCGGAGGTGACTGCATCGCAGCAGCACAGATTTATAACATGCTGATGGAATACAAAGGCAATGTGACCATCAAGATTGATGGCATCGCAGCCAGTGCAGCATCTGTGATTGCAATGGCAGGAACAAAGGTCCTTGTATCTCCGGTATCGATGATGATGATCCACAATCCGATGACTGTGGCTATGGGAAATACGAATGAAATGCAGAAGGCAATCGCCATGCTTGATGAAGTAAAGGAATCCATTGTGAATGCTTACGAGATCAAGACAGGCATGAGCCGTGCAAAGATTTCTCATCTGATGGATGCAGAAACATGGATGGATGCAAACAGTGCTGTGGAGATGGGATTTGCAGATGAAATCTTACAGAGAAGTGTAACCGATGAAGTCGAAATTCCAACGGTCAGCATGGTGTATTCACAGGCAGCAGTGACCAATTCGCTTATGGATAAGATTGCTGCCAAATGCAAAATCGAACTAAAAATTGAAGTAACCAAAACGAAAGCCGACTCCCTCATGGATCGGCTTAATTTATTGAAAAATTGGAGGTAATAGAACATGACTATTCAGGAATTAAGAGAAGCAAGAAACAAGACATGGGAAGGTGCAAAAGCATTTGTGGAAAGCAAGCGTGATAAGGACGGTCTTCTTTCTGCAGAAGATGCTGCTACCTATGCGGAAATGGAAAAGAAGGTCAAGGATTATAGCCTTGAAATCGAAAGAATGGAGCAGATGGATGCGATGGAGAATGAACTCCGTCAGCCTGTGAATGTTCCTATCGTAACCAAGCCTGTGGCAGACAAGCCAAAGGATGTGAAGGTTGGACGTGCATCGGATGAGTACAAGAACGGGATGCTTACTGCACTTCGTACGAACTTCCGTCAGGTATCCAATGTTCTGCAGGAAGGTGTAGATGCCGATGGTGGTTATCTTGTGCCGGAGGAATATGACAGCAGACTCATTGATGTTCTGGAAGAAGAGAATATCATGAGAAAACTGGCTCACAGAATCACAACTTCCGGTGAACACAAGATCAATATCGCAGCAACAAAACCTGCAGCTGCATGGATTGAGGAAGGTGGTGCCCTTCAGTGGGGAGATGCTACCTTTGACCAGATTTTGCTTGATGCCCACAAACTTCATGTAGCAATCAAGATCACAGAGGAACTGTTATATGACAATGCCTTCAGACTTGAGAACTATATCATCGAGCAGTTTGGTAAGGCACTCGCAAATGCAGAAGAGGATGCATTTCTTAACGGCAGTGGTGTTGGACAACCTCTTGGTTTGTTTGCAGAAAAGGGCGGAGGAACTATTGCTAATACAGTAGCAACTCCGACTGGTGATGATGTAATCAATCTGGTGTATGCATTAAAGCGTCCATACAGAAAGAATGCATCATTCATTATGAACGACCAGGCAGTGGCTATGATCCGTACCTTTAAGGACAACAACGGTGCTTATATGTGGCAGCCTTCTGTACGGGCGGGAGAGCCGGATAAACTCTTAGGATATCCGGTACACACATCTCCGTTCTGCCCAGTGAACATGATGGCGTTCGGTGATTACAGTTACTATAACATCGGTGACCGTGGTACCCGTTCCTTCAAGCATCTTACAGAACTTTTCGCTGGCAACGGCATGATTGGTTTTGTAGCAAAGGAAAGAGTCGATGGTAAGCTTATCCTTCCGGAGGCGGTACAGATCCTTAAGGTGACTGGAAAGACTTCTTCTAAAGCAGGAGCGTAAGAATACGGCAGTGCTGTCCAATGATGGCACTGCCTAAATTTTAGACCAGAGGTGGTGAAAAATATGATTGTAGAACTTGAAGAGATGAAGGGATATCTTCGTGTGGATTTTGATGACGATGATGAACTGATAAAGTATTTCATTGTTACAGGAGAAAATCTGTGTGCGGATATTGCAAGAATCTCTGTGGAAGAACTGTCAGAAATTCCATCTTCCAAGATTGCTGTCATGTATGCTGTGGCATATTTATATGAACACAGAGAAGATGCAGACCATCATGCGCTCACCATTTCTCTTCGGTCCTTGCTGTTTGGCAGCAGAAGAGAGGTGTTCTGATGGATATTGCACTCATGAATGTTCGTATCACTTTTCAGAAAAATGAAGTGGTCACGGATAAAATCGGCAATCACAAAAATGCCTGGTCGGATTTCTATTCCTG